TTCCAATTATACTGTTGGAGTTTTAACGGCTTCAGGAACCGAGCAGCCTATTCCTCCAGGAGCAACAGTTTTATGTAAATCAAATGGAACACAAACAGTAGTTACTCTTCTTGAAAAAGGATATGCAACTATTACAGATTCAAACAGTCCTTATACGGCTGTAGCCGGTGCACAAATTTTTGCCAACACAACAGCAAACCCTATTACCGTTAATTTACCGGCTTCTCCTAGTGTGGGAGATGAAGTAATGGTTATGGATACCAGAGGAACTTGGAATTCAAATAACTGTACCATAGGAAGAAATGGACAGCCCATTAATACTGCTACATCTGATTTAACCCTCAGTACAGATAGTCAAGCCATTACCCTAGTGTATGTAGATGCAACTAGAGGCTGGGCTTACAAAACCAATACAGCTTAGGAGCTAAACTTATGGCTCTCTTTGAAATGAAATTTCAACCGGGTGTCGACAAGCAGGACACTGCTGTCGGAGCAACCGATCGTTGGATAGATTCAGACAATGTTAGATGGAGATATAATCTTCCAGAAAAAGTAGGAGGGTGGTCTTCTTTATTAACGGACACCATTGTGGGTGTCGCTAGAAAGCAACACGCATTTGTCGATACTGATGGCAATAAATATGTAGCCATTGGTACTGATAAATTTTTACTTATATATTTTGAAGGAACTCTTTACGATATAACACCTTGGCGTTCTGATAATGCTGGGGCTCAAACTGAATTTACTGGTTCAACATTAGCAACAGATAGTACTACAAATAAGCAATGTACAATCACTACCTCATCAAATCATAGTCTAGAAGTAGGAGATATTATTGTTTTAAACACTGTCACCCTGCCGGGTGGTACGGGGTTACTTGCTACGCAGTTCGAAGATAAAAAATTTCAAGTTTTAACTGTTCCAACTTCTGTAACTTTTACAATTGATTCATTAAACCAAGCTTCTTCTGTCGTTGCAACAGGTGGAAGTATGAAAGTTCAACCTTATGCAACAGTAGGCCCCGCAGCTCAAACTTATGGCTATGGGTTTGGTGTTGGTAGTTATGGTGGAACAATTCCCGGAGCTCAGACGGATAACTTAGACGGAGCTTTAAATGCGGATACAGCTGGTACAGGTGGCGTCGGAACAAGTATTACTTTAGATTCTACAACTGGTTTTACTTCAACAAATGGAACTATTTTAGTGGATAGTGAGTTGATTAAATACAGCGCTATTTCATCAAATGATTTAACAACTATTACTAGAGGAGCTTATGGAACCGCAACTACTGGAACTTCAAACGGACAAGCTCACAGTGATGGCGCACAAGTTTTTGATGCAACCAATTATACTCAATGGGGAAATGCAGTTAATGCTTCAGACGTTACACTAGAACCAGGTCTCTGGTCACTAGGAAACTGGGGTGAAGTTTTAGTTGCAACGATTGCAAATGGAAAAACATATACATGGAATTCAGGGATTAGTGGATCAGCAAGATTTACCAACAGAGCTTCAATGACAACAACGAGTTATGTAACCGCAATTAGTGGAAGCAATGGTAATCCTACAGCTAGTAGATTAACTCTAGTTTCTCCAACAACTCGACACTTAATTCATTTTGGAACTGAAACAACTATTGGAACAGACTCTAGTCAAGATGATCTGTTTATTAGATTCTCGGATCAAGAAGCTATTAATACATTTGCTCCCACAGCGGACAACAGTGCTGGTACACAAAGACTTCAAGATGGTACAAAAATTATGGGTGCCATTAAAGGAAAAGAAAATATTTTAGTCTGGACTGATAATGCTCTCTACTCTATGAAATTTGTAGGAGCACCATTTACCTTTGGTTTTGAACAAGTTGGTACAAACTGTGGATTGATTGGACAGAACGCATGCTGTGAAATTGACGGTGTGGCTTATTGGATGGGAAATAATGGTTTCTTCTCATTTGATGGTACTGTTAATACTTTATCCTGCTCAGTAGAAGATTATGTTTACAACGACTTTGATACCACTAAAGGTCAACAAGTATATGCTGGTATCAATAACTTATTTACAGAAGTAATTTGGTATTACCCAAGTTCTGGTGAAACCTACAATGACAGATATGTCGTATATAATTATGGAGAAAGAACTCAACTTCCAACAGGAGTTTGGTATACAGGAGTTAATACTAATTCTATTAGAACCACGTGGATTGATTCTATTGTTTATCCTAACCCTTATGCAACTCAATTTAATAATTCGGCAACCGGGACTTTTCCAAGTATCATTGGTGAAACAGGATTAGGTCAAACCGTTTACTTTCAACAAGAAACTGGAACCGATCAATTAAATCCTGATGGATCCACAACTGCTTTAACTTCTTCTCTGCAATCTTATGACTTTGCCATTCAAACTGATAAAGGTCTGGGAGAATATTTTTTAGCGATGAGAAGATTCATTCCTGACTTTAAAACTTTAACCGGCACAGCTAAAGTAACAATATCATTAAAAGATTTTCCTTCCTCTTCAGGAACTAATAGTACCTTAAGTCCTTTTAGTGTACTGTCTAGTTCTACACAATTCAACACTCGAGCTAGAGGAAGATATGCAAGTGTTAAAATAGAAAACGAAAGCGCTGGTGAAGACTGGAGATATGGTACTTTTCAAGTCGATGTTCAAGCGGATGGGAGAAGATAATGGCTAAAATAGTAGTGAGATTACCAGAACCTAGAAAAGAATATACAGAAGATAACCAAAGACAAATCAACAGAGCTATTAGTTCTGTTATAGAACAACTTAATTCAACATACATGCAACCTGATAAAGATGATCAAGAAAGGATTAATTTCTTTTTAAGCTAATGGCAAACGTATATAAAAATATTCAAAAATTATTAGACAGCACCAGTCCCACACAGGAAATGTATCTTGTTCCTGATGAAACAACTTCTATTGTAAAGACTATTAATTTATACAATAATCATGGAAGTAATCTAGATGTTACTGTTACCGTATATGATGCCTCTTCAAGTACCACTTTTGAATATCAAAAAATAACAGTAGTTGCTAGTGATAGTGTAGATTTACTAACCTTTAACAATGTGTTAGTATTAGAAGCGGGAGATAAAATTCAAATGCAAGTGAGTCAAGCTAATGCTATAACAATGACGGCCGCTGTACTACAAACAAGCAGATCATAGGAGGATTATGCCATTTATTGAACAAGAAGCGAGTAGAGAAACCCAAGAAATTGATGGGAAAACAGTCCATTTTATCAAGCCACAGGTCGAGATAACTCTTACAAACCAAGAAACAGGTCAAGAGTATATGTCCGATAAAGAAGCTGATGATGATGTAGACAACCCAGCTACAGCTACTAAAAGAGAACACATCCGAAGAGATGTACATGTAAAGGTAGCACAGATCCATTTAGGAACTGATACAGGTAAGGTATAAGATATTGACGATGAACAAAAAAACAAGTAAAGTGATAGGCTCAGGTAAAATCCCTGCGATTTTTATATATAATCATACAATAAGGAATTAGAAATTATGGCAAATCCAACAGGAATTACACAAATAGGTAAACCAGGAGGTTTAGTTGAACCTGGTATACACAAATATGGAGTACTGGACTGGATAAGCAAAGGGGTAGACGCATACAAGAAATACAAACCCTTAGTAGATACAGCTATAGGACTTGGTAAAGGATATTTAGATTATAAAAGTCAAAAAGAAATAAACGAATTATCAGAACAAGCCTATAAAGACTATATGGCACAAAAAGCAGCCGCTACTCAAGAGGCACAAGCGGCTATCGACTTGAATCTTATGCCTATGGAGATAACAAACATCCCAACCAAAAAAGCAGATGTTTCAGATTTTACTGCAGTTGCAGCTAAAGGTGGTTTAATGAATTTACCTACAAGACAAAGAAAGAGATATTATAGTGGAACTGGTCCGGAGGATATAGAAATTATGGACCCAGAATCATTAGGTGATTTTGAACTTCAAAAAGAAGAAGGAGTTCAAATAGGTCCGATGGCAGCATTTCCTGACACTGGAGATCCTAGGAGCAACGCCCAACAGGTATGGCAATCTGGCGCAATAGATCAAGGAATTTACCAAATGGATTTTAATATTTTCTTTCAGAGTGGAGATTGGATGGATTATATTAGTAAAGAAGAAGTTCAAGGAGACATGCAGATGGCGTCTTCGGACATGGGCGATCCTATGGACAACGCTGATGAACACTCTATGAGAATGTTTAATGGAAAAAAATATAACGAACTTACTCCAATAGAAATAGAAATATTCGAAGAAGAAATGTTAAGACTTCAAAATAAATTTATGGCTACTGGTGGTATCGCAGGTTTGAGACACGGTGGAAGACCTGGGTACAGCATTGGAGAAATTGTAGAAGATAAAGAAACAATATTAGAAACTCCTAACAAAGAAATTGTCACTAATGACATGGAAGAAATTCAAGGACAAACTGCGGGTGGTGGAGCAAGAGGTTGGAAAGCTCAAGAGATAGCTATGGATTGGGCATGGGACAGATATGGAAAAGAATTTTATGATCTTTCTGACGCAATACAAATGCAACTTTATAGTGAAGCTTTAGACTTTGTTGATTCTGGAGGCATGAAAAAAGGCGGAAGAGTTAAAAGAGCTCCTGGAGG